GGTTTTTGCTGCCATGTTTTATTCTCCATAAGCAATTTGATAATTGATTACGCGACGATGTAGCTTTGTATCCGCTTCATAATCGCTAAAATCATTCATGCGCTCCGCAAAATCGAACGCCGCCGAAAGTGCGGTAAAAATCTGTTTGCGCAGGCTAAAAATGTCATCAGGATTTGGGCTGTAAATGTCAATCTGCACCTGATAATCATCAAGATCGCCATCTTCCAGCGCCGAATTTGGCGAGATGTTTGGGAATTGATACACAATCACCGGGAAAGCCTTGTTTGTTTCCGGAATCAGCCCATAAAAACAACGCCCCGACACCAAAGGCGACAGGGCGCTAAAAAGTTTCTTCTGGATCATGTCATTTGCCAGCCTCCGCAATTATTTCTTGTTGCAGTGTGTCAATGATGGCTTGCGCCGCCTGTTCCTTCGATTGCTGAAAGGCGGGTCGCATAAAGGGTCGCGCGGGCATTTTAGATGTGCCAAATTCAAGATAACGCCAGTAAAACGGATCGCGCGGATTGTACGCACTGGATTTACCGCCCTTTTCCTTGAATTTCAGCACTTGCTTGGTCGAAAGCCCCTTTACCCAAATATAGGCGTCAGTTCTGCCATTTTTGCCAACTTTCGTACGGCTTTGAATGGATTTTCTTAATGTACCTGCACGTCTGTGCGGCACGCTTTCTTTCAAGACTGGTGCGAGCGAACGCGCTTTGTCACGCACAATTGCACCGCCTTTACGCATTGCTTTAACGGCAATACGGTTAGAAGTCTTTCGCCCAAGGCTTTGCATTGCTTTTTGCAACTCTTTCAAGCCATCAACACGGACCGTTACGCTACCCATTAATCACCTCTTTACACATGAGCTGCAACGATACATTGCGCTCCTGCGTATTGAGTACCGACACAATATCTAAAGTACGCTTACCGAACTTAACCCGCATTGTCGGCATAATCCCGTCAAGATAACGTAGCCAAATTTGCGTAGTGACTTCCGACTGTACTTGTTGAGCTGAAAAATACTCGCGCCCAGACAGCGGACGCACATCGGCCCAAACGGTCGCAACGTTTTTCCACGTCGTCACCGCCGCGCCGTAGTCGTTTACGGTATTGACCTGCTTCTGCAATGTGATTCGATGCCGTAGTTTTCCGATTTGCATTAGGCCCCCATGATTCTGTAAGGTTGGATAAGGCGCCAAGTTCCGATCTCAATTTCTTTACTGCCGAAATTACCAACTACTACACTTTCCCTGTTTTCATACCAGTGCGCAATTAACATTAGTGCCGCATGTCTTATTGGTGCGTTAATAACAATTCCGGTTGAATCGGAGTCGGGAACGTTGTCATTATATAATTTACGCCCAAGCTGACTTTCAATGTGGCCAAGCGCGGACTCTATATATGACTGTAATAAATTGTCTTCGTTGTCATTATCGATACGGCAATGCGCCTTTACCAAGTCTAACGAGAGCATAAGCACCTCAAAAAATTAAGCCCTCACATTGGAGGGCTGGTTACTATTATTTTTTGGCCGCCAATGTGCCCTTAACAAAGGACTCAGGGCGATAAATCGCAAGCGCTAAACGTTCTTCACAAAGAATTGTGACTAAGTTCTTCACAAAGTCATCTTCGTTTTCGGTAGATACTGCAATACCTGATTGTTGGCGGTCAAAGATTTGCGCACCTAAATCAAATGCACCAGTTAAGAAACTTCCTGCTGTCATTGCTTGGGTTTGTACAACAGGAATGCCCCATAAAGTAGGCTGAGCTAAACTTTGAGGATTGCCGATAATATGACGACCCATTGTGTCTTTTTCTAATTCGATTTTCGCCCAATCAATAGGGTTTAAAACGAAACCATTAGATGGATATTCAGCAAGAACTACCTGTAACAGAGCTAAACGCAATTGGTCAATGATAGTATAGGATGCCAGTTTTGCCGGATCTGCGAAAGCTTGCGCTGTCTGCATAATGCCTTGAAGACCGCCACCAGTGCCATCACCATTTAATAACTGTAAGTCTTCTTTCAATTTAAGACCGTAAGTTAAACGACCATTGATGTAACTTTGCAACATTGACGCATCGTCTAAAATTTGGCGAGACGCCTTCACAAAGTGCGCTAAAGTTTTAACGCCAGTAGTCACTTCTTCAAATTGAAGATCGGATTGTGCCTTTTTAGCGCCCTCAGATGCTTGCGGGCCAGCATTATTCGTAAAACCTTTTTCACGAACATAAGTAATCGCATTGCTATCTGTGGTGCCAGGCATTAACAAATCACGAATGGTTAATTGACGATTTGGCGCTGCCACAATCCCAGGTACGCGATGCTCAACGACCAAAGCGCCCGCAGAACCAGCAGCATCAGTTGTTAAACTGGTAATGGTAGCCTTCAAACTTAATTTAGCAGATTTACCAGAACGCGGATCTTGCGCAAATAATTTAAAGCCTTCGGTTTCCATTAATTGCTGAGCAATAGATTTTTCGGCTTCTTGACCCGCACCACGACGCGCCATTTTTTGTTCAATGTCGTCTAAACGGCTTTTTGCATCGGCGATAGTGGTCAAGGCTTCGTCCACGCGCCCTTTTAGATCTTCAAGACCTTTTTCACCGTTCGCCATTTTGCCTTTAAGTTCTTCACCCAAATCTTTCACAGAATCGGTGGCTTTTTTCAACTCAGTGGCGAGCTGTTCAACATTTTTTTCTTGTTCAGGCATATTAATTTCCCTCATTAATTGATTTTAAAATAGTTAGTGCATTGCTGATTTCATTGGTTTCAGGCTCGCCCTGAATAAGTTTTCGCAAACCATGGCCAGCAACAACCGTGGCTTGTGCTTTTGAGAACCCTAAATCTCTCAGGGCTTTTTCAAATTCCGGTAAAGTAGGCAAACTACCTTTCGCCAAAGCGGATTTCACCACCTCAACACGGCTTTCTTCATTAGCCGGGAATGTAACAATTGAAATTTCTTTCAAGTCAATTTCGAGCAATTCTAAGACGTCATCCACTTCGTTATACACCCACTTATTCAGCCGATACCCGATAGACAAACCATCAATAGCACCAGCAAGTAAAAGCGCATGAATTTCTTTTGCTCTAGCAACATCATTTACAAGCAATCGACCTTCACCATACAAGCCGTGCTCATCTTCTTTAAGCAATGTCCAAACGCCAATAGGCTGATTGCGGTCATGATTCCATAACACAGGCGGCATTTTATTTTGAGCGTTCCAGCCTTGAATAGACTGTGCGAACGCCCCTTTTCTAACGATTTCATCGTAGCTATCTGGAACATCAAACACATTACAATAGCCAGAAAAAAAGCCGTCTTCTTTGACGGCTTCGGTTTTAAATAATAGGTCTTTAACCTTGATTGACATTTTCTGTTTCCTTTCCAATTTTGTCGATTGATGTTAGGTTCAGCTGGACGGTAAGCTGATCCGCTCCATCAACCGGCGGTAAATTTTCCAGCGCTCTCACCTCATTACGGGTCATTACGCCATTTTGTAACAAAACAGTATAGAAACTAGCACGCCCAGCGCTATCAGCTCTAAGTAGCCCCTCAACGCTAAAAATAGGATAAAATTTTGAACGCTCACCAGGCTTCAATAGCTTACGCGTGATAGTCTGTTCAATCCGTTTTAAGGTTGGGTTAAGCGAATAAGTTAAGAAATTTTGGTTAATTTGTTCCGCACTTGACGCCCAGGACGATGATTTATCAGTGCTGTAAATCAACTGCGGAGGTACCCCAAACGCACGACAAATCTCTTCAATACCAAAATAACGGCTTTCGAGTAATTGTGCATCCTTGGGATTAATCCAAGCGCCTGACATATTTGCAGGCTCCATTCCAGCCTCAAGAATCATCCATTTACCCGCATTTTCCGGCTTACCAAACTCACCCAATGCAGTGCGCATTATTTTTCGCTGTTCTTCCGTCAAAACACGCTCGCCAGTTTTCAAAAAACCGCCTGCTTTAAGATTATTCTTAAAGGCTTTAGATGCAGCGTTATTAGCATCAATCTGCAACCCCATAACTTGAGCTTGATAAGCAATCGGAGATAATCCGACCAAACCATCAAGCGTAAATCCACGAAAATGCAATATTTCTGATTCGTCGTACTCTCCACCATCAACATTATTTTTAGTATAAGTGTAATATATGGACCCATCATCACGGCGGGTTACACGCATATACTGCGGATCAAAAATATCAAGCGCCACTACGCGTTCACCAACTCGGACAATTCGACAGTAGGCGTTTCCCCATAAATCAAGATTTGCAATGACCGCTTCCCAGAACTCGCTTGAACACATATCAGCATTTGGGGAGTCATGAATAATTTTATAAAGTGGGTGATCTACTGCTATTTTTCGCTCTGCATTTTTTAAATGAAACGGCAATGATGCTATTGTTTGACTACGAAGTCTGACACATGCCCAGACCGCACTTAATTTCAATGATGTTTCTGCATCTACCGCTTTTCCTGAATCGCTCGATTGGCTGACAAAAGGTTCTGATGTAGAACCTTTATCAAGGCGCTTCCCGCCACCGAACCAACGGTTATAAAATCTAGTCCACCAACCTTGATCGTTTAATGTATTCATGCGATTACAATATCCTGTAAATATGAATCAATATTTTGCGGTGTTTCTGCTGTTTCAGCTATCCCGCGCGCCATAGACAAAGCTACCATTCCATCAATGCGTCCTGTTGCTTTGTGTTTTTCAAATTTTCTGTTTTGATTATTAAATCTTCAATA